TTACATTCCATGTATTGCTAATATTCTCGCTCCACTAAAAGTGTTGTAGGATGTTGAGCAATGAATTTGTGTGTCAGAATGACGCCACATATTGATGTAAATCCATCGGTCTTTATCGTTACCATCACCTATCGCCCAACGTTTTAGCGGCTCTAATGTGTTATCAATATCAACTAACCACATGTCCGTCGGAATCGTAACGCTTGAAGTATATGTACTTGTATCACTTATAATTAATGCTGTAACAATAACAGCACTAAAATCACTCAACGGTTTTGACAATGCGATCTCTTCCTCAAAATCCTCTGTTGTACTTTCATAAATAGAAACGATTAGTGCCGCGCTAGAAGGTGGTGGGTTGGAAGAGCTATATGCGTCTTCTGCTTTTTTGTTTACTAGCCCAAGAGCATACTCAGACGCTGCTAACACATGACTGGTTCCATCGATTTTATCAGACAGCTTAGATAGGAAGTGCTGCGCAGTACGAAGCGGTGACATCCAAACGCCCGCGCTAGTACCTTCCTCTGCTTGTGCTTGCGTAGCATGTTCATCATTGTGTAGATACTGAGGGAATGGATTGTCTTCGGCTTTGAAAGCATCAAGAGCGTCTTGAGCTGCATTGGCCAAGTCCGTCGCATTATCGGCAGTCTCTTGTGCAGCGTTAGCTAAATTTACTGCGTTATCTGCTGTGTTTTGAGCGTTACTTGCCTTTGTGTTTATTTGGCTCAGTGCATATTCACTTGCAGTGTAATCCGTTCTCGAACCATCTAATGCGCTTGAAATACGAGACTTTAACAAAGCTAAGCCAGCGCTTGGATTTAGCATCGTTGAAGTGTCAGTGCCGTTGATAGCTTCTGCACTGGTTGCAAATCTTGCCACACCTGTTTTAACGCTAGTTGCGACACGTTTAAGCATCTTTGAAATAGTCAGTATTTTAGAGTCATCAACGCCAGCTTCAACATCATCGTCATTGATGATTTTGGCGATGCCTGCTTCAGTTTCGGTTGCGTAAGGAACTATAGGGCTTACTGTCACATTCACAACATCAGCATTCTCTAGTTCTGTGATGTTCTCAACTTCTAGCTGAAGGTACTCTGCGCTATCGAGACTAGGGATTAATGATTCAGGATACGCTCCGTAGATAATCATGTCCCCTTCATCGTCATAAATACCGTATTCGCGTAGCGTCTTTTCCGCTGTTTCCACTGTGGGTTTGATGTATGAAATGACATGAATCAAGTGTCCCTCTGTAGACGCGTCATTAATCGCTACTCGCGCAAACTCATTCACCAGTTCAGTGAATGCCGAGTTTGGTTCTACGTATGCGCCATTCGAATCACCGATTGCCATCTCGATTAAATTAATCGTTTCCCCAGCGTTGTAGGCTGTTTCGATTTTGCTGATACCGACATCGGTAACATATGAAAAATATGCAGTCATTGTTTTACCTGTTTATCTTTTTATAAGGCTTAGGCGTCACTCGTTTAGTAACGTCATAGTGTGCAGTCGAGCAGCAGCTTTTTCTTCTGCTGTTGCGACGTATTCACTTAGCTCGACATCAACGGTTTGTCCTATTCTTGCAGTCAGAAAATCATGAACAGGAATGCCCTCGTCACTGATTTTTATGTAATAGTTACCGAACGTCAGACTCTGACTAATGCTTTCTGATTCATGAGTTAATGTTATTGTTACTCCGTCCCAATCACGCCATTTCGGCCATTTAGCGTGCGAACTAAAATAGGCAATGACATCAGATGATCTACGTCGCCAAATGAACTGCGCCTTCTCACCAATGGACTCAACGGGCTCACCCACTGGCCAACTCTCTGACGAAAATTCACCGTAGGTATCTGTGTAGTCGGGGTGTTCTGGTGAGTACAAAAAGACACCGACAGACGTTAATGAATCACCTCCGAAATACCCTTCACCCACGACGATTGAAAATCGTTCATAATCTTCAATAGACTCAAGAGTGGCTGAATCATTGATGTCTGCATCTTCGGTTGAAGTTGCCGTTATTGTCACTGAGCCAGATGCTACGGCACTGTAATTACCATTAGCATCTACAGTAATGATGGATTCGTCTGAACTGAGCCAGCTAACCACACTCGGCTCATCAAGAGAGCTAGTGGATGTGCTGTCGTTGTATGATACCGTCGCTGTTAATCGTCCTGCATCACCCGGAGCAAGTGACTCAGGAATGCCTGAAATAGCAACGGACACAGGGACTACGGCTACATGAGAAACAACCAAACATTCGGCGCGAGAAATGTTATTGAATGTAGAGATAGCATAAACACTGGCATTACCTTCACCAGCAAATGAAACCAGACCAGCCTCATCAACGGTGACGATAGAGGTATCACTGGACTCGAAGCGAACATCATGAGTTGTTGAACCATCGCTCATTTGAACAGTGGCAGATACGTTTACTGGCTCTCCTTCGTAGACGATGATGCTCGTTGGCTCTATCGTAATGTCTGTGACATGCAGTGGCACGATACTGTTTGATACCCATCGCTTACGAGTTCGAATGACTGGGGCTGCATATGCAGAGCCTAGACTTGGGTCGTGCTTGATATTGCCTATCCAGTGCTGAGATGCTTGTTTGTTGCTTTCTGTGAGCAAAATGAACGTATCGTAATCAGACTGCGCAGTTAGCTCTCGACTACTACTTGGCATCGCATCTATACGAAACGTACCGCGCTCGCCTTCTGGGACCATTGCGTACCACGGTACAACGACGGCATCGAATAGAGATAGCTCCAGCGCGTGCTCTACAGCCCATACTGTACCTTTGTACTTACGTAAAATAAGAGCATTTGCTATCGATTCTCTTTGACGTTCTTCGCTCCATTCATCATCCCACGCATCAACTCGAAACCACCACGCAAGCCAGGGTAAAAACGACGCATCGACGTTATAGACATCCATGATGTCCAATCGCTTTATCACAGTCCGCAATGAGTTAAATTCTTCGACGGTCAACTCATAGAGTGCTTGCATTCGAATGTCATTTTTTAGGATTTTTGGCAGCATGATTCACTCCAATATTTGATGCCAAAATCTTAACTATTCTTATCGCGCGCGCGTGGCAATTGACATTTTCATTACGGATTTAAAAGTACCTTTAAGCTTCTTTTAAAGAGGTTTAAAACATGACTGAAGAAACTAAACATGAAACATCGACAACAGAATTATCGAGTCTCGATATAGCGAAGCCAGTTCAAATGACGGATTCAATCATTGGTCAGTGCATGGTTGAGTTCGATGTCTGCCCACTGAGAGCTCCAATTACATACAACAACAAAGTTTATGATTGCATGGTTCGAGAACGAGAGGCTGTTATTCGAGATCGCATTCATGCAGAGCAATGGTCAATTGGTGAATTTGACAGCGTGTATATTGATGCCGTTCGCGCCTTCTTTATCGCTGATACTTGCCGATTTGGTGTTCTGGATATGAAAACTATTCAAGAGGATAATTTCATTCGTGTCACTGAGGCAGCATTAACAGAAAGTGCTCAATTACCTGTTGACTGCATTGTTGATTCGCTGGCCGTTAAGGATTACGCAAACGTGTCGCACATGTTGGGAAAGGCTTAAGCCTGGCTCGAATGAGTAGCGAGATATTCAACCAGGCGTTCGAGTCGCTATCCAATAAAAACTCAAAAATGAATGTGTCGGTTTCTGAGCTAATGGGAATGAATTGGCATGAGATGTCTTACATGATTGAGAGGTTCAACAATGTCAATAAGCAAACAAAGTAATGGCTATGCTCTTGAGTTACTTGTGGGCATTCAAGACGAATTCTCCGGAAAATCCAAAGCCATTGAGCAAGAGACTAAGCGCCTTGGTAAAGAGGTTGAAGAACTTCAAAAAACGACGGGCGATGTCACTAAGTTTAAGAAAGCTCAAAAGGCACTCGAAGAGTTGCAAGAGCAGCAAAAGCAAAATACAAGTGCCGTTGAAAAGCACAAAGCTGCGCTTGGCCAACTAGATAAACAAAGCAAAGAGTCTGCTCAGGAATCTAAACTGTTAGGAGCGGAGCTCAAAAGTCTCAATAAAACCGTTGGTGACATTGCTGCCTACAAAAAAGCTAAGCAAGCACTTGGTGATCTAGAAAAGCAGCAAGTACAAAGCAAAGTAGCCGTCGACAAACAGAAGGCAGCTATTGCTGAGCTCAAAAAGGAGATCAAGGAAGGCACGCAAAGTGAAGACATGCTTGAACCTCAACTTCAAGCATTGCAAAAGCTAGAAAAAGAACATCGAGACATTACCACCAGCTCTCGCGATTACGAACGTCAATTGCGTAAACTAGGCAAAGCACTCGAACAAGTAGGCGTTGATGTCAACGACTTAAGCAAAGCGGAAAGCAAAACCCTAACGTCGATTGAAAAACACAACGCTGCACTTAAAAAGCTCAAGAAAGAAGCAAGCGACACTTCGGAGTTTGAACGTCATAGACGCGAACTGGGTAAGCTAGAAAAACAAAATAAAGATCTCACATCATCGAGCAATGAGAACGAACGAGAGTTACGACGCATGCGCAGCTCTTTATCAAAAGCTGGCATTGATGTGAACGATTTATCCAGTGAAGAAGCCAAACTGCAAAACAAAATAGAGAAGACCACCAGTGCCTTAAAAGAACAAACTCAAGCGCTCAATAAGTTTGGCAATGCTAGCGCTCAAATGGAAGGTCTTGGCGACAAACTTGGCATGGTTGGTAGCATTGCTGCTGCAGCTGGTTATACGCTTTTCCGTGGTGACAACATGGAAAAGCACATGCGCATGTATGCGGCTCAAACTGGCACAGATATGTCTGAGCTGATGACGGAAGAACAGCGCAAGTTCCGAGCGTCTTTAGTTGCAGATGGTGCTACCAGTGGCGAAATATTTACAGCGATGAAATTAGCTCGAACGCAGGGCTTTGATAATAAAGATACAAATGCGCTTACGGCGGCAACAGTACGACTCAACCAAGTTTTTCCTGACTTTGATCCACAAGAGTTAACGAGAGCCATTGGTAATACGGCGAAGGCGTTTGGTGTCAGCATCGATGAAGCAGCTCAACGCATTGCGGCAATTAAACAGACAACTGGTGATGACAACCATGACCTCTTAGATACCTTTGCAGAATACGCCCCCTTGCTTGGCGATAAGATTTCATTAGATCAATATTCTGCTGTATTAACCGCAGGTCGTCAGGCTGGTGTATGGAACTATGACAAGTTAGGGGATAGCCTAAAGGAAAGCTTCCAAGCAAGATTTAGTGATCAAGGTGAGTTCAACAAGCTAGTTGGTGATGACAACACGACTGGTGCCATTGAAGCCATTACCGATAGCAAGGAGCGCAAGAACGTTCTGACGGCGGCGTTAAGAATGCGTCACGCGGTAAATACAGGACAAGGCACTGATGAAGCCTATGCTGCATTCATGCAGAGCTTAGTTCCGGTGATGGAAAAAGCGCCAGGAGTGGTTAAGCCCATCCTCGAAGCTGCAGGCGGTACGATATTGAGCGAGGATGTGGGTATCAAAGGCTTGAAAGCCATGATTGAAGCGCTCAATAATCCTGATAAATTCCTTCATGACCTCAACCTAAAAGAGCTTGCTCAAAGTACTCGTACTAAATTTGAGCAAGGAACAGATGCCGCACGCTCTGCACAATCGGTTGTTGATGAATCCACAGCTGGCTTAATTGAATCTCAGGATGGCTTATCAAGTGCTATTCAAGACTTAAGCAAAACCTTTACTGACTTTGTTATTGAAAACCCATCGGCTGGGTATGCATCTTCTGCTATCGAAACAGCTGCCTTAGGTGCTGGCGGTCTTTTTGCTGTGAAAAAAGCGAAGGATTGGTTAACAGGTAAAACAATCAATGTAGCCGCTGGAGCGGCGGCAGAAAACGCAGCGGATTTAACAAAGGCAAGTCGTTTTAGCAATGTGGGCAAGTTTGCCAATAAGATACCAAGATTAAAAAGCGTTCCGGTCATAGGTACTGCCATCAATGGGGCAATGATTGCTGGCGATATAGCCACTGGTGACAATCGAGGACTATGGGAAGACGTTGGTGGTATTGTGGGCAGCGCTATCGGTGGTATTGCAGGAACGCTTGTCCCCGTTCCTGGCGGAATGATTGCTGGCGGTATCGGTGGTGATATGGCTGGTCGAGAAGTTGGTGAGTGGCTTTACGATACATTTAATGGTGATGAAGAGGTTGAACGAGTCGAAAAGCTAGTGGACAACTCAAGCAACACCTCCATGGTCACAGGGCAATCAACGACGCCAATGATTCAAATTGATTTCACCCCTCAAATCACAGTTGAACTTACAGGTGCTTCCGAAGAGCAAGCTCAAGCACTATCTGACAGCATCGTGACCGCACTTCGAAATATGACGCCCGAGCTTCAGCAGCAGCTGCGTGACGCAATGTCAGACATCATGCAATCTAGTGATTACTTGGAGCATTAAAAAAGCATCGGTTAACGCCGATGCTTTTTTATTACCTCTTATTCTGCGCTAAGCATTTGTAGTTGCTTCAATGTTGTATCAAACGTTTCTTCTTCAAACTCGATACCGATAAAACGCCGTCCCAGTTTTAAGCACGCTTTACCTGTTGAGCCACTTCCCATAAACGCATCAAGCACAACATCACCTTCTCGACTACTTGCTGTAATGACATGCTCAAGCATTGCGGCAGGCTTTTCACATGGATGTTTACCAGGATAATACTGTACGGGTTCAAATTGCCAAACATCGGTATAAGGAACGTTTGCCGTCACAGAGAACGGACGACGAAGCGTTTCATATTGAGTTTTTAGATCATCATATTCTTTAACTAAAGTCTGGTAAGTTTCCTGCAGCGATTGGTATTGCGTATGCAGCTCTTGGTGGCTTTTGGTTAGCTCTCCGGCTCTCGCCTTAAATAATGCTTGTAGCTGCTTGTATTGTTGTTCACTTGGCAACTTCCATTGGCTTGCGCTAAACCAATGTGAACACATCTGAGAGTTGGTGGCTTGGTTGATCTCCTTTGCGGTAATGCCGAGTTCTTTGCGAGCATTGGCAAAGTAGTCAATCAGTGGTTTAAACACTTCCTGTTTGAGCGCTTTACATTTAGTGGTATACCCCGAAGAACCTTTAGCAAAACCTTCCGAACCATAATGACCAGCAAATAACACTCGCTCCGTTGAAGGAAAGAACTTGCGAAGGTCAGGTTTATGCATTCGTTTCCACGGCCCTGACGGCTTAGCCCAAATAATGTGGTTAAGCACTTCGAATCGAGAACGCATTAATATTTCGGTATCTGCAGCGAGCGTCGAGCCACAGAACAGGTACAAGCTGCCGTTAGGTTTTAGTACACGCCAAAATTCCACCAGCACTTCATCAAGCCATGCAAGAAAGCTTTCGACGTCTGGCCATTGGTTATCCCATGCATTGGCTTTGATTCGAAAATATGGAGGGTCGGTAAGAATGAGGTCGACAGAGTTGTCATCAAGTGTTTTAAGGTGCTGTAAGCAATCAGCATTAACGAGAGTCAGTTGTTCGTTGCGAAGTGTGTGTTTGTGCATTCTTGTCTCCTTATTTCAAAGAGCCTTGAATACAAAGCAAGCCGCCAGCCCCAAGCGAGACTGGCGGCGTTTCAATGCTTCCTCTCCAGCGTGGCTGGGTCTCAGGTACTCAAGGCATCAAAACACAAAGACACCTTACCATAAGTTAACTGTATTTTTATACAGTAATCGGTGTAACTGAAGATAACTTGTGCAACAAATCTTCACCTTCAAAAGTCAAAGAAAGAGCACCACCGATAACCCTAATGACTCCAAGCGCCTTTAGTTGTTCAACGACAAACATCATACCAATGGCTGTAGCCTGGTACTGTGAGGGATTGACATAGAACGCCACATCAAAGCAACTATCTTCTCTTGGGTGGCTGTTTTTAACTGTGTTTAAAATGGCTTTAATGAGAGATCGTTGGTTTTCTTTAATATCAAATAGCATGTGAAATAAACCTTTCTGGGTGCTTCTGGATTGCCACGAACCATTACATTCAAGGCCAACACCATCCACTCATTATTGAGGCTAAGCGCCAGGATATTGATGCTGAGCAGGTTTGCTTGTATGACACTGGGGCAAAGCTCGCGTTATGAATAAAAAGGATCATTTTTTATTTTTGGTTTTTTGTTATTTTTGATTTCGTGTTGTAGAATCGTGGCAGGAAGTCCACTTCCCGTAAGCGTAAAAGTGGCATCAACACGAGATAAAATTAAATAATGAACTACTTTTTGGCGATTTCTTGTTCTAGTAATAAAACCGAAACAGATCGCTTCTTTGAGAAGGTGAATGAGTTTTACCCTCTGGGAGACAGCTTTCCTGTATCAAGCACCGTTCAAATCATTAGAGATACAAAGATTAGCATTCCGACAATGATTCATGATCGTATATTTCAGGACGCGACTGATGGTGACCTTGCGGTTTATGGGCGCTTTTTGTTTTGCCGATTAACGAGTAACTATTTTGGTTATCACGGTAGTGATTTATGGAATTGGTTAGACGAGAAGCCGACAAATGAGTAGCTCGACAAATCGAAACAGCGCACATCTTCGCGAAGTCACATCAACGGTTCCAACTAACGATCACACAACTCGTAATCATAAGGAGGGAAATATGAAAAAAGAATTCGTAATCCCTGCACTTTTAGCTGTCGTTATTGGCTTAGGCAGTTGGACTCTAATTAAAATCAACGCCCTAGATTCAGATATGAGTGCAGTCCAAGTTCAACTATCAAATAATGAAAAGTTACTTGATGACCTAAAAAACAACACTGATAAAATCGATGGCAAGTTAGATAAAACTGAAGATAAACTTGATAACAAACTCGACAAGGTGGACGGAAAGGTTGACCAAATGCGCATTGAATCACTAAAAGCTCTCAATGACATCAAATTAGAATTAGCTAAGTCTGCCAATGACTCAAAATAACAAACAAAAGGGCCAGCATTTGCTGGCCCTTTTAGTAGGTAAGGGACAAGAAGAACTGCGTTTAAAGTTATGAATTTGAAACGAGAGTTAGTTTATATCGGCACTGACCTGCTGTTGACGTTAGGCAACCTTCGTATAGAGCTGAATCATTAGTTCCGGTAGGTGTCGCTTCTATTTTGATAGCTCCTCCATTGTTGTAGAGAGAGAACATCTCAGAAGCAATAGTTGTTCCTGGTGTTACAGTCAAATATCCCTCGTACTTAACTGATATGGATTCAACTATTATACTCCCTGCTGGATATTTATGTACTTCGCGTTTAGGCGTTACTGCTATTAGCTCAAGTAGAAAATCATCTGACGTTCTTTTATCGTTGATTTTTACAATGTGAGTTTGTGGCTCTATTATCATGAGTATTACCTTTAATTAAAATCATTCAGACTTTATCTAAGCATTGTTAGCGGAGCGTCAGGTTATTTCTGAATCATATAATTAAGTGACATGCAGGCACATACTACACCTTGTAGTATGTACTCACGTGTCACCCTGAGTGGTATTTTAAACAATAAAAAGGGCCAGCAAATTGCCAGCCCTTGGTTTTATTTTTTATCTTTCGGTTTCTTCTTTTGTTTATTGACCATGCTGGCTTCATGCACAAAATCCAGCACAGTCCCAGAGAACCATTCCGCCAGATAGGCTCCAGTCTCATCATCGTTCACGTTCGTGTGAATGCCCACAATTTGACTGAGCATCATTGCCGCATGAAAAGACTCGTGACATAGATGGGGGATGGCTACAGTATAATTCTTATCATGAGGCAGCCACATGATGATTGTGTTATCACGGCGCGTTACAAAAGCGCTGTAATCGTCATAGACATCATCATCGTTAGGCTTGATGTCGAACTCCTTTTCAAGTGCCTCAATGGAATTAGACCAGGCAAACTTCACATGATAAAGCGGTACGCGCGCCGTGTAGATTTTGTCTTTCATTACTTATTCTCCAACTGGATAAACTCAGCCTGCAGCTTTGCAAGCTCGCTGTTGGTTAAGTGTTTCACGGTATATACCTCCGCTTTATCAAATGCCGCCATGAGCATGACTGCCGTACGTTTATCATCGAGTGCAACCAGATACTGCAGCGTTGGCAACCACTCGCCACCATCGAGCTCATCAAACCCAAACAGGATGCCATCAACATCATCGAGATTTGTGCCGGCTAATTTTTCTTTAAACGGATTGAGCTCTGGCGTTTCTTGGATTGCCTTGTCGAGAACGGCAGTGGACACTCTGCTTTTTGCGGCATGATTGATCTGCTCTTGGATAACGGATTTACTTTGCTCATATGAGTAGCTCAGCACTTTGTTGGTAAGACCGTACTCTTGAGCACTGGTAGCCAAGGACTCTGGTAAGGCTTGCATCGATACAAGGGGCGAACTTCTAAACTGATGCTCTTTAGAAAACGTGTCGTTTTCATGCATCGAGCTAATGGTGATTTTGGTGTATTGCGACTTCTTGCTTGATGGCAGTTTGTTGTATTGACCTCTGGTCAACACCGACACCGTACCTCGGCACTTATGATGGTTTGGTGGATAGAACTCTATCCAAAACTCATCGTTCTTTGGTTTGGCCACGCCGTCCAACTCTCTGCAGAGTTTGGTGGTGCCATCATCCATCACTGATGTATAAACCAAGAACTCGACCAAATCATTGTCAGCAATCTGCGTCCATCGCCCAGCATTGTATGCGGTCATCATGTTGTTGCGATAATGCAGTTCCAACCAGTATGGATTCGCCTCTGCAATACCGACTTGCTCAAGGTACGCATCCAGGTTGCGAAGCACCTCTGAACGGCTTTGACCTTCGTTTAATGCATCTTCATAAAGCTTCTTCACTCTATTAATGGCATCGAGACTCGATACATTGGCAATAGTAAAGGCGCGTAGCTTCATGGAAGCTTCCGTCTGGCGATAGGTTTTGCTGTCTGCTGGTATCATCGATGACAGCGCATCAATCGCCTCCTGAAATGGCACGGGGTCAACAGCAAGGATAATGGGCGCGTTGGACAGTTCAATATTGGCATCGATTTGTTTGATGATATGCACTTGACCTAGCAGCCAACTTACCATCATCGAGTTGGTGTAGGTTGCCGTGTATGCGCTCATGAACGCATCGATGTCGACATTACCACTTTTGATTGCGCTAGTGATTGCTCTGGACAATTTATTGGCCGTAAAAGAAAGCGCCTCATTTTCGAGGCGCTCCATTTTGGTCAAGTTATCTTTTTCAGCGCGCTCCACGTCTGTTAGAACAGCCATAGATGTTTCGCCTCCGTTGGGTCCGATAATTGAATGGTGCCATCTTCATCAGTGACAGCAGACTTGAGAAGCGCTTTAAACTTCTTATCGTCTACTCGCATGCGTATACGGCCATTCATGTTATTCGCCTGGAATATCCATTTGAATAACGTTTGATTGAGCGCCCTGAACACCATCTTTGCATCCGCCTTGGCATAGAAGAACGCATTCTGCTGGTGTGTTTCTCCCATTGAGCGCGAGCCATATGCCTGGTTACCTGATGACAGGGTTTGTCCTGTAAGGCGATAAGTGATCTTGTTATCGATGTATTTAATCGCATTCAAGATTTCATCAACCTTTCCTTGTGGGTTGAGCACTTCAATACTGGAGACACCACTGACTGCCGCAACATCACCGTTCTGCAGTGGAGCCAATGCATCCGCCACAGTTTGCAATGAGGTCTCATTATTACTTTCGGTTAACGCCACTACATTAGGGATGGCATACTTCTCACCAAGGCGCTCTAGGTTAGCCCAGTTCACCCACTTGGTTTGCCAAATTGGCCACAGCGGCTCCAAGATAGAATGCCCATAGGGTTTGTCGCTGGTGCGCTCACGAGTCACCGGAATAATGCGACCTGTAGGCACAGGTTGAATTTCGCCATAGGTGTTTCGATACGCGACACCACCATCACGCAAAACATAAAAGCTATCAGGCCGCTTGGCTTCGGACTCTACCGGAATGGCATTTGCTCCGTCCTGTTCCCACTTGATTTCAATCGGACGATATCCAAACTCTGCAGCTGTCAGCATACGCAGCATCAAATCTTCCATATCTAACTCACCAAGAATGGCTTTTGCGTTAGCGATGTCGGTTTGTGAGCCTTCGATAATGAACGGAATTTGAGAAGCGAACGCATGGCGCATGTCCACGTCCGAGCTAATTTGGTCATCGAGCATCATGGCTCGAATCGCACCAAAGTAATAGTTGGTGACATTGACAGACTCAGAGCCAATCTCTGTCGGTTGGGGATAGAAGTCTTCAATGACGCCAGAAGGCAAACCTGCGACCAGGTTTGTGAACAATGTTAGATTTTTCATCTTTTGCTACTGCGGCTCCGACGTAGGTGGATGTGCCAGTGTCATCTTTGTTAATGCCAAGAATGGAATCGATGAGCGCGTATGCCAGCTCTTCAGGGTCTTCAAGATTGAAGAAGTGATGCGCACCTAATTTATAGATGGCCATTTGCACCATGGCAGCAGACAGCACCTCTTTATCAGAGGCATTAAACGCTCGGTTGATGTTGCCTGTTTTGGCTAGATAGCCGTAACACCACACAGCCGCGCTGTTACAAGAGTCGGTGATGTTGTGTCCATCACCGTAGACGAGGCTGTCATAAATTTGATTATCGAGGGCGCGTTGAACGCCCTCTGGTGTTACTAGACTTTTTAGTTCGTCTAGTGTCATCGTTATGCACCGCCACCCATTGCATCGTTACACCAACAAATCGCCGCCACCACCGGAACCGGAACGGGTTTTGAGTGACCGATAATTTCTGCGCCATTTGGGTTTTCTGACTTAAGCGGTTTTGAGAAGAACGGCAGTGCTTTCAAACCTGCATCGAGATCATCAATCGCCAGGTAGTAGAAATCGTGTCCAGCATCAAGGTCAATCATACACAGTGCTTCAGCGTCGATTTTATCCACCATGGTTTTTGCACCACCCACATAGGTGTGATACTTACCAGACATACGCTGAATTTTGTAACCGCCGATAGTGATTTCATTTTCCGCGATTTCAATGCTGATGTTGCGAGTATTCGTACCTGAAGCGATGTCCATGATGCGCGCGTAAACATCGCGACCTGCGTAGGTTAACAGCTTGCTGCCATAGCCGTTGTCTTCAATTTTTTCGGCCATGCTTTGAAGCAGTTTAAACAGTTGACTAATGGTGGTATCTGTCGATGATACGTCGATGGTGCCAGCCGCGCTGTACTCTTCGGTAAGGCCGTAGTCGTAGACTTCCAGTTCAATCTCGCCACCTTCAGCTTTCATTGGATATTCCACTTTGCCTGAAAGCGCCATGGCACACATCGCCTCAATACCCTTGTAAACGCGGCGTAGCATGTTGGCATTTTTCGAATCAAACCATTGTTTTGTGGCTTTCATCCCTAATGCTTTTAAGTTGTTCAGCTCAGCAGCGGTGGCAAAGTGCGACATAACAAAACCTTGTGGTTCGATAGCCTTTACGGTTGTACCTTCCGATTTCAAGACAAGGGCAGCAGTACCACGACGAACCACAGGCACGTTTGTGGTGGTGTCTTTGATTTCAGAATATGGCAGCGACACGTCATGCCATAGCTGAGCAGGACCAAACACCGTATTGCGAACTGGCATCGGTACGGGTTTTAATTTCTTTTGTTTGTTTAGGAACTCACCCCAAACATCCAGCTTCGTATAGCTGCGGAACAGGTCGATAATATCCATGACTTCTCTCTTTCTTAAAACAGTGTTCAATGCGCCTTAAATACGGTTTTAAGGCGCGTTTAATTTTGGTTACTTGATGCTGACAACCACGTCATCAGAGTCATCACCGATGTGCAGTTTCAGCACGGCGTCACCAGCTGCTTTGGGTAAAATCGCTCCCGTTTGCGCATCCACTTCAAACACATCAGTATCTGAGCTTTCAAACTCAAACTCTTCGCTTTCTGGGTTCGCAAAAGCAATAGGCAGTTCAACGACGGTACCGATGAACGCGTTCTTGCCTAGCTCCAGTTCGATATCAAAATCTGGTGTAGGGCGAAGGAATCCACGCGCTTTTGAGCCTTCTGGCGCTTCTTCGATGTCACCCGGCAGTTCTTTTTCTTGCAATGTCAGCGTGATGGTCATGTCGGATTTCAGACCAGGAACATTACCCGATTTGACGAACGTGGCTGAAAGCGTGGCATCACCAGCGCCTTTAACGATGAACTTGCCATCTTCAATTGCAATCACACTTTCATCTGAGGTTTTCAGATTGACGCGCTGCTCATGCGGATTGAACACCAGTTCCATCTCTTGACCTTCGGCCATCAGCGGCGAACCGATATCATCAACTGTGAATGGATAGGTTAACGTTTCAAGCGCAAAACCTGGTTCTTGACTAGCTTGCTTGGTGGCTGTAGTCGATTGCTTTTGTTTCACGTTGTCAGCAAGTTGCTCGTCCACATTTTCTGGCGTAAGCGCTTGAGCAACGGCTTCGACCGTTAGGCGATTCTGGTCGTAAAGCTCAGACAAGGCTTTGAGGGCCAGCACCTGTTTCACCAGGTTATCAATCTTGGCTTTACGCTGACGGTTCATCAGCAAGAAGCGAGAGTGACCACCAAGGTTAGCCATGGCGCTGCCAACTCGGTTAAATTGCGCGGAGAATTCAGCGTCTAGTTTTTGCTTATCCATTACCATTCACCTTCTGCCCACAAGTCGCTTAACGTCAGCATGAACTGCGCTTCTGCTGGAAGTGCTGAGTCATCTGCCAACACGACGTTCTCACGAACATAATCACCTTTAACGAGTGCCGTAACCGATGCATCACCAGTGAATTGCTTACGAGTCACAATCGCCAAACGATAAGCGGCGGTTACCGTAATCGTGCCGCCAGCGCCATCATCGATGTCTTCTGTCGGGATAGTGAGACCGTCCCAGCGACCTTGAATGCCTTCTTTGGTGATCACAATGACGTGGCCAATATCAAGGTCAGTGATGGCACCTGCAGTGATTTGATGCACCTTTGCGCCTTTACCACTGCCAATCACATTCTTATGGCTTAATGCTGCCTTAGAGGTAAATTCCATAATTCATTACTCTTGAGTTGTTCGGTTTCAATGTGCGCCCAATAAAAGCGCACGCCACATCAATTCAATTACCAGCCTTCAGGGTCGAACGTGTCTTTTTCTTCTCCTTCGTTTGAAAGCTCAATGTCGCCAAATACATCTAGAGAACCTTTTTTCTTTGCTGGCTGCGCTTTGATTAGCGACTTGATTTCGGAATAACGAGAGCCTTCGCCTGTGTTACACAGTTCGATAGCCGATGCACCTTTAATCATCGAAGTGATCACTTTCAGCATGTCTTCACCAAGGCTTGCATCGTTAGCAAGCTCGGTCAGCGTTTCACGGCGGTCACCTGCCATTGATTCGCGCATCTGTTTCAGCTCTTCGCTCTCTTCACCTTCCTGGGGGGTATCTTCGTCTTTAGGTTTGTCTTCTGGTGCTTTAAACCCCAGCGCATCGCCCAGCTGCTTCTTCTCATCATCGGAGTAGCTCTCGACGGCTTTCATTAGATCTTCAAATTTCATAATGGCATTCTCATTCGGTTGTTTAGTTTGCGCTCCAGTATTGGAGAACAGAAAAATGGCGTCGCTTTCACCATCGTCACTAAGTTCAACGACATCCAACGTTTTGATGTTTGCAGCAGGTGGCAGAGAGCCAAGCTGAGCCACGTGGTGAAGGTAGAATTCGCCGGGTTTACCAGGGAGCGGATAAATACCGGCGCTTTGGCCTTCGAAATACCCTTGGTCTTCAAGCTCTTCGAGTTCTGGCGTGTAGTGCTGCTCACACAGCAGTACCGCTTCACCTTTGTCGTTAGTGCCAATGCCACGAACATCAACACGGCCCAATGCCTTAATCTTGTCGTCACCTTTGCCAGGATGCCCTAGCGTAACAGGAGGGCGTGAGCCGCCCGAGTTACGAACCACAGATTCCAGTACGGACTTGTCAACTGGTTGGCCATTGCGCTGAATGCCTTCACCAACGAGCTCTAATTTACGAATACGAGGCATGACTGACTCCTTACAGCGAAATCGTGATGCCGCCGCTACCAGGTTCATCGGCTGGGTAGCGAACACCGTTCACAAAGTCGAGCTCAAAGAGGCGACCGCTGTTGTTACTGATTTCAATGCGGAACACGGACATCTGAGCGGTGTACGCTACTTTTTCTTTAGTGTGATGTGTCGCTGGCGGATTTTTTACATACCCCCAAATACGCGTCACTACTCCATCTTGGCGGCGCGTACCTGTCGTCACATCCAGACCGCGCACATCACACAGAGCTCGAATGGCAACATAGCCACCGTTTTTAGTGAGCTGTTTCAAATCCGCAGGCGCTGTGCTGTCAAACTCCACGTTTGCGTTCAACGCTTCATAGTCCCCATTAGGGATTTCCATATCACCGATACCGCCAAGCGCCGAGAACGTTTCAACCTTAAGTTGAGGCTCTGCTGTGATGGCTTTGACGCGTCCGATGTACTGCGTTTCATTGATAAAGCACATATGGTTGCGCTTGGTTACATGGTTCTCAGCCATTGTTAATTACTCCCTACGAGTGAGCTAAAGGCGCTTTCCAGACCTTCCACGTAAATTTCTGCTGCATACTCAACGGTCTGCGTCGGGATTGGTGGTGTGAACTGATAGCGATACTTAATTTTGCCCTGTTGCAAGTTCACCAATGGGTTGTCGTTTACTTCCAGATACACATTAGAGTAAACCAGTGACGTGCCTTCCTTCGAGCGAAGGTAATCATTGACCGTGTCACGAACGCGACCACACACCATGGCCTGTAGACCATGTGGCCCTGTAAACATCGGCTTGTCGATAAACTGCAGCGTAGTGGTTTCAATCGACTCTTCGATGATGTCAGCCGTGCGGCGAACACAAAGGAACGACGTTAAATCGGTTGAGTCTGGATACGCGCTTGAGTAGTTACCAAAACCTTTCCAGCCGCTACGGTTGATCATGGTGTAGATGCCGTTGGCATTAAGATAGTTAACGTCACAAGCGACATCGCTAGGGATGTACTCAATGTCAATGGATGGGCCGACGATATCCACCAAAGGATAGTTGGATGGAGAACACCAGTAGCCAGTCTCACTGACAATCGTGTCACCCGTACCATTGCGGTCGACTTGTGCCATCAAGCCTGCTAATGAAGGTGCGAACCAATCCACTTTGGTCGAGCCGTCATCTTGAATAACAAGGGGACGGGGCCAACATGGCATATAACGATCGCTACCAAATTGCTGTTTAAAGGCGAACGCATCTTCTTTTGTGCTGACATCTTCCGGCATGTCACCCACCCAAACACCGCGAATGGGTTTTACTGCCGCAACCGCTAACGAGGCCGCGCCTGTTTTGTGCAAGATGCCAGGAGCAAGATGGATTTTTGATGAGAAGCCATATTTGTTGCCTGCTTTGCGCAGAAGCGGCAAAGCATCAATGAATGCAGCTAACAGCGCATCAGAGACGGCTGTGACCGTCACTTCATAAGTCAGCGTTGACGATTGATAAGTCGCATTCCCAATCAGCTCTAGTGTGATGGTCGCCACGCCTTCAGCAAGCGGTGTGATTTCACCCGTGCCATTATCGACAATCGCCACCGTCTCATCACTGGATGAGTAGTTCACGGCCAAGTCGTTAGGGTTCGACAGCTCAACAGGCGTTGCAGGTGAGCCTGTATAGACCACACCTTTAGATGCAGACAACGTCGCACCGTTAGCCTCTTTGCCTGCATCAGGATTGGTTTGCGCTACGGTCAGTGTGTACGTCAACGTCTCGGTTGCCGCTGCGCGAGTTTGCGATTGAGCAGAACGCGCGCCTTTCTTGCGAGAGCGCGTCGCTTGCTGTGGCGCAGACTCAGATGCAGCTTCGGTGCCGTCATCAAACTCGATATTAAGTGTGATGGTGGTTTCACCTTCTGCCACTAATGTAACTAGGCCGTTTGCATCAACGGTCGCAGCCGCTTCATTGCTGGACGTATAAGCGATAGTGGCGGCGTGTGGATTGGTGACAACAACAGGAGATACTGCTGCACCATCATCAATATAAGCCGTAGCGCTGGCAGAGCTGAGCTTCACGCCCGATGTTGCTGGCTCTTCTGGCGTGTCCGGAAAATCAGAATCTTTACCCAGAGGAATGGCAATCACTGAATTGCTTTCCACATAGGTATGAATACGTTTAAGCGCTTTTGAAATGGAACCTTCACCGAAGAGTGCGTACGCATCATCGTAGTTGGTGGTGTGATTGAGCTGCATCGGCTCTGCTTTTTCGGACGTGCCGAAAATTCCAATCACACTCGATGCAACATCGGTGACGGCCAGCGAGCCTGTGGTGGACTCAACGGTATAGATACCGTGTAGAAATTCATCAGACATAATGCCCTCCTAGAAACTGAGAGCATTATGGAAGTATTCACCAAGGTCAGGTGGCAATTGACAAAATGAGGATGGGGCTAAAGGTCGTTGGAGAGTTCAAAATATTCGCGAACACCTGTTTCATTTATCGTGCATGAAAGCCCCAAACGGATCAAGCCCTTCGTCGGCTCGACAGACACTATCTTCACGCTATCCAGTGTGATGCGCTTTTCGTATTTAGCAACCGACTCCGCAATCGCCACCTGCAGCTTTGACATAAACCACATCGGCTTATCTAAATATGCGAGAGCATCAGCGGCGTAGTCTGGCAAGTAAATACGCTCGGTTTTACTGGTATAGATGATCATGTAGAGCGATTGCTTAATATCATCCAGTAATGTGGCGTTTCGACCCTCGCCACCGAGTTTGAGTGAGTAAATCATGTCACACCTGTTTTAATTCGCTTAAAAACCAGTTTTAATTGTTTTAAGATTTTATTTTCGATAAATGTTACCACTGAAATTTAAACGCCCTTAGAACGCGATACAGAGCGTTTTACGTTAGGGTTTATTTATCGCCTCAAATAGCCAAGAAGACGACTGAGCAAAGATACACTTCGAACACTGACTGCTGGCCCTGTTGGGCGACCTTCTGCATCCAAGTGTGTGTGCGTATTAACCGAGACCGTTACCCCGTTAATGGTCGCCGTACCAGACACTTCCATGCCGTTTTGCATTTTCGCCACACCGCCAGATACAGGACCACCATATCCAGCCGCGCCAACCGTCCCCATAAAGATGGCGGTTTGCTGACCTGATACTGTCCCCGTCACAGATAGATTGCCGCCAATGTTCGTGTTACCGCCCACATCCAAGGTTTTGCTGATGACCACTGCGCCCTTAATATCCACATCAGAGACAATCGAGACTTTATCGGGACCAACTTGAATCGATGGTGTGCCACCTTGGATTTTGAGCACGCCTGTTTGCGTTGCCTGGTCGTACTCCAATAACGTGCCGTCTTCAAACTGAATACCAAATTTATCTGGATTGGTGGTGTACGGTCTGGCGTTCACATTCACCAGTGAACCCAAGACATAACCTCGAACCATCGATCCAATAGGTGGGAAGAGACACAGCACTTGCTCACCCACGGACATGTTCCAACTGGCATTCACGCCTTTGGTGCGAGAGCCCACCACTGACAACCAATCAGATTCAGGGATGCGACCACCTGCAAACGTAACCTTTACGCGGCGCAGTTCGCTGTCGACCTGACTGACAGTAGCAACACTTACGGTACGCCTTAACATAGTGAAGACATCTTTCATCTTATTGCCAAGTACGCGAATATCATCAAACATGGCTACATTCTCCCTCGCGCGCCACCGCCAATACGTGCAAGGCGCTGAGCGGCGCTCTTCATCTTTTTCACCACGTTTGGTGTGGCGCTGCCCACGAACTGCTTGGTCTCAAATTCACTGACACACATCTCAATCACATCAGCGCAGTCGTCATGCCCACGAGGAAACTCTTCCAACTGACTTTTAAGCAATACTTGATCTTCTAAGAACTGAACGCCGCCAGACTCAACATCTGGAGAGAGCGATTTGATGCGCAGCTTCTTATTGCCACTGGGCTTGTAACCCGTGATAGGCAGACGAACGCCATGGCCTTTGGCAAAGCGAATGACCGAGTTCTTATAGATTTTCTGAAACGCCACTTCCTCGAACAACACCTTCTTCGGTGGTTTGTTGAAGGTATTCTTCACCCAGAGATACACCTCAACGATACGCTTCGCGAACGTCAAATCGGATTCGTGCCAACCATTACAAAACAACACGTAGTCCACCAAGGTAATGCGATGGCGACCGACCACGCCGATGGCACTATAGTCTCCGGTCTCCATCCCAGTCGCAGGGTCAACGGCCATCATGATATCGATGTCGCGGATATCGAGATCGGACAGCTGGTAATGCTTGAAGTATTCGGGTTTGAAGTCCTGCTCTTTACGTGAGCGAGGCATGTTCATGTATTCCGCCCACCACACTTTGCGCATGATGCGACGTAATTCGTAAAGGTCAGCCAATGGCCATCGTGACGGAAAGAGAGAGTGCCCTGTTGGAGTAAGAGCACTAAACACCAAACCAAGCCAGTTAGGCAGCAAGCCTTCACGAATGCGTGCGAGCAATCTGGACGGCAAGTCATCGTGGTGCATGATGGTGTTGGCCACCACAATCAGCATGCCTTTACCCAGAGGCAAAATTACTGAATCAAACCAATCCTCACACTTGTCTCGAATTTCCTTGTTGTTCTTCTCTAACTCCGTAATCACGTCATCGAGAATACAAGCCGTGGGACGCAAGAACCCATGCGTTGTACCACGGATAGACTGACCACGACCGACACCTTCAATGGCATTGCCGTTGGCGAGCACGAGTTGCTTTTGCGTCCAGGTATTGCCGTGAACCTTTTGCACGCCATAGTCATCAATAATGAGCTGGTTGGTCTCCAATTCATTTCGAATGGCCATGATGTTCTTTTTTGCCGCTGCGCCACTGGCACCACCGATAATGATGTATTGTTCTGGGTAATTGAGCAGCAACCACATCGGCAAGGCTTTAACGTTACGTGTGGTTTTACCGTGGTCACGAGGCTCCAAGTCGAGAATGCCATTAAACTGCGCCCGTTCGGGCATAACAATCGAACCGTGATTGATGGGATAGACCAGCTTTTTAAACAGCTTCATGTCGCGTTTGCGCATCACTCGCGATGCCACAATACGAGAGAGCGCCTTTTGATATGGCGCAGCCTCACACGTAAACGCATGCGGCATGTACGTCTCACAAAAATAGGCAAAGTCAGCTTTTGCTCTGGCGCGTCGACGACGACGCGCTTTCTCTTGTCGCTTCTCTTCGGCCAGTTTTTGCTTGGCTTCTCTTTGGCCTTTACTTTGCGCTTCTTTATGCGCGATGGCCGCATTGGCTTTTTCGCGCAGGTTATCGAGGTCAGCGTTACTGAACTGTGAGAATGGCGCTTTCATCAATCAGCTCCAACTGCAGTTTCAAGTAACGAATTTCCAGTTTGTGTTGCTCAATGGAAAGCTCCAGACTCGATTTTTCCAGCGTCTGCAGGTGCATTTCACCAAGCAGCATAATGGCAACTAAGACCAACACTAACGCAGATAAGCATTTCATCATGACTCCTTAGCGACGCTTCTTCGTGCGCTTGCGACCGTCGGGGTCCACACGCACCGAGCGGATGATCTCAACCAACTGGATAAGCAGCTCTGGATTGCTCTCTTCAAGCAGTACCTTAAATTCATCTTCCAGCTCTTTCTTGGCTGCATCCACGCCTTTACGAAACTCGGTCTTGAGTCGGTCAAGGTTGACTTGAGAATCCGATAGACGAGCCAGCGAGTTCACCAACTTGGTGACATCCCCAAACGACTCGGTGCTGACGTCGTAGTTTTTCACCACCTCAACAATCTTGCTCTGCAGAACCTGCAAACCAATCTCTGAAATGTCGGTGTTGGGTCTGTCTCGAAACTCATCAAGGAATTTGTTTGCAAAGCGATCGCGCTCTTTCTGCTCTTCCAGGAACGTTTCCCATTTTTTGACTTCGCGATGCACGCCAGCGCGGCTCACTTCCCATCCCTCATCAGAGAGAACGGCGGTGATGTCGGTCAGCGTCATCTGCTCCTTGTCGTACATATCGATAATGCGCTCGCTCAATCCTTGCAGCTCAATCTTCGATTTTTTGGCCACATAACCCTCTTATTTTTCATGCTTTTTGATGGTGCCATTGTGGCTATATCACGCGCGCATGCGTGGCAATTGACAAATATTGGCCAATAAGCATACGACAATAGAGCTCGGTTTAAACGAGATTTAAAACGGCATGAAAGAGTTTTTAAAAGCGCTCAATGAGACGGCGAGCATCATCAACGAACTGCCCGAGCGCATTGCGCCTTTCGGTTTGCAGTGCGTGAAAGACAACTATCGCAATGGCGACTTTGCGCCTAACTCGACGCTGACGAAGAACACCAAGAACGGTGGCGCTAAACCGTTGTTTGATTCGGGAGAGACATACGCCTCGCTTACGTACAAAACAGGTCAAGGGGAATACCGCATCGGGACCAACAAGGTACACGCACCACTGATTAATGACGGTGGCATCGTGAAACCACTGAAAGCGCAGAAACTCACCATTCCTGCTGACAAGCGCATTAAAAAGCGCACCGAAGCTTATGGCGTTCGCAAGACGTTGTCAGGGCTGGAAGCACAAGGGTGGAAGATTTTCTGGCGTCCGAACTCCGTCATGGGGCGAGCACCCGTTGGCGCTAAAGGCATTGGCCGAAAAATCAAAAGCCGTTTTAACCGTAACAACAAAAGCAAAGACAAAGGCGTGTTCTATGTGCTGTATATCCGAGCCGATGAAGTGAAAGCACCAGGGCGACCATTTATGTACCTAAGCGACGAGCAGCAAAAAGAACAAGCCGAGCTGGTTCAAAAAGAATTAATGAAGGCAATTAAATGAGCGCACCGAGTTTACACCCCGAATCGCTGACGGCCATCAATAAGCTCAAGGCTGAGATTGAACGCTACCTCGATATCACCACCATTGTTGAGCCTAACAATGCGATGGCAGCGATTGAAGTGCGCTTGATGGTGACAGGCGCGTCGACGCTGAACCCGTTGCCGAAGCCAGACTGTTACGCTCCGTTCGTGCCGTATGAGTGGAATCTGCCCGTAGTGGTTTGCGTACGCGCAACAGGTGGCAATGCTGGCAACGCACTCGCAGGACAAGCCTCCTGGATAAACATGCAACTGGCCAACTTTTTGGAGAACGAGTTGGTTGAGGTGCGTGATGTGGGCCAAATCCTCAAAGTACCCAAAGGCATGATGCAACTTGGTCCTAAAAACAAAATGCATATTGTTGGGGATGCGGAAATCACCAATGCCAAATTTACCCAAAGTGGCTTCACTGGCGACAAAGAAGCGGCAGATTTCGATCCCTTTGATGGTCCCTTTACTTATCGTGAAGACTGGAGCTTAACCATGGTACTCACGGTCCACCGCGATTTTTATTCACCGACATTAAGAGAAGTTCGTTTTTACAACGAGCTGCTTGACGAAGAGGTGGTTATACCGCCAGAGGAAGAAGCATGAGCCAAGAAGCACAATACGCCGCCTGGGGTGGGTTTGGTGATTTGACCTTCAAAGGTCGATTGAGTCCCAGTCAATTTCAAGACCGCCGCACCTGGCGAGTGACCGCGCAGCAAGTGGTGAACGGTTATCCAAGACATCAAGCGCAAGGTGAGAGTGAGCGAACTTGCTCACTGACGATGCAGTTTAGCAACAAGTTCTGTGACATCACAAAAAGCGTTAAGGCGCTCGATTCCATGGCAGAAAATCAAGTGCCGCGCGCGGTTGTGATTGGTGATGACATTAAAGGCAAGTTCACCATTCGCAGTCGCACGCTAACGGGCATGAAGACCACACCCAGTGGCAGCGTGGTTAGCATGACATACCAGTGTGAATTAGTGGAAGTGAAAGACAAACCATGAGCACCACGACGTTATATGCCCAGCGAGGCGAGAGTTGGGAGCAGCTTTGTTACCGCGCCTACACCAGCGTGGCAGAAAGCCAGGTCATGGCACTTCGAGAGGCCAATCGAGCACTGGCTCGAAACATGACAGACTTTCAATTTGAAGGGGGCGAGCTGGTGGCCATTCCAGCTATCGATGTGAGCACGGTAATTGAAGACGCTACGGAGAAGCCACCATGGGCAGAATAGCAGGAAACTTGATCAAGCCTTTCGCTATTGTGAAGTGGGCAGGCAAAGAAATCAGTCAAGCGTTGTCGGACTACGTGAGCGCACTGACGTACACCGATGTACTCGACAGTAAGAAAGTCGGCACCGATACCGTCTCGATGACGCTCGTCAATCACGACGGGCGATTTTATGACGCGTGGTTTCCTGAAAAAGGCGACACGCTTGAGTGTGGCATCGGTTGGTTTGATGACGATGGCAAACGCAACACATGGATGTGGGGCAAATTCATCATCGATGAAATTCGTTTTAGCTTGAACCCTGACAAAGTCAACATCGGCGCAAACGCAAAACCCGTCGCTCGCGGCAAAATCGACAATGAAACGAGCGAAGTGTATGAACAGACCAGCTTTGTCACGCTGGCCGAGGACATTGCTAAAGAAGTGGGCGTCTCGGTACTCATCGCACCTGATGCTCGTGATGTCACTTACGCCCGAGTGCAACAACGAGATGAAAGTAAGATGGCCATGATGGGTCGCTTGGCGGATGAAAACAGCATTCCCGTTGCGTTTAAAGGCAATCAGCTTGTCGTGGGTGAACTTAACACCAGTACGTTAACGCTCGATATTCGCAATCGAGACATCGTTGTCAATGGCTCGTTTCCGGTCTCAGACCGCACAAAAAGCGACGGCATCATCGTTCAGTTTTATGACGTAATCAATAACACCGCTGGCGAATACAAAACTGGCGATACCAGCGATGGCGCAAAGATAAAGAGATTGACGCCCGATGGGGTGACTTCCATGGAAGAAGCCAAACGCTATGCCGACAACTATGTCGCGACAGGCTCAGGTAAAGGTAAACAAACCACGACAGGCAGACTAACGCTAGTGAACGCCACGGTGACCACTGCCGACATGATTGCCTTGACGAGCGCTGGCAAATTGCCAAACAAATGGAAGCCAACATCAGTGAGTACATCGCTCACCACCAGTGGCTGGACATCCACCGTAACGATAGAGAGACGCGCATGAGCACCAACCGATTCCCAACGCTGCCAGAGCCGAGTCTCGTTACTCCGGATTTCGATAGCACACTGGCCAGTTTGAAAGAACGTTACTTCAAGAAAACGGGGCATTACCCAACCGTGAACGACCCAGAGACGGTACATCTTGAGGCCATCGCTTACACCAAAAATGAACTGATTGATGAGATCAACTATGAATCAAAACAGAACTTGCTGGCGTTTGCAGAAGAAGACCGACTTGAACACCTCGGTGCATTGGTTGGTGCTGGTGAGCGACTGGGCGCTGCCTCTGCCAGCACGGTAGTCGAGTTTACGTTTACCGCAGGACACGCGGGTGTGGTTATTCCGAAAGGGTACGAACTCAAAGCCGCCGATGACCAGACTATTTTCTTGTGCATGCAGGACTACATTGTCGATGCTGGTGAAGCCAATTTACTGGCTAACTTTGAATGTCAAACACCAGGAGAAGAAGGCAACGGATTCATTGCTGGCCAAATCTCTACCATTGTGGACACCAGTATCGCCGAAGTAGAAAGCGCGACAAACGTGACCACAAGTCAAGGCGGCGCACCAGAAGAAGATGATGACCGTTATGCCTATCGCATTTGGCTTGCGCCATCAGGGTGGTCTTCCTGTGGGCCTTACGATGCGTATGAATACTTTGCTCTGTCAGCCAGTTCAGCGATTGGCTCGGTATCCATTTGGACGCCTGCCCCAAACGACATCAGCATCAGCGCTATCTTGCTTGATGGCTCTTTGCCAGAGCAGCCCATCATTGATGCGATTTACGCGCAGTGCTCTGGTAAGAAGCGCGTGCCGCAGGGGGATCGAGTTGCTGTTGTCGCGCCTGGTGGCGTGAATGGCACTGCCACTATCGCGCTGCAAGTATTCAATGACTATGCCGCACTGGGTAAAACCATCGTTGATACGGCGACTAAGTTGGTAAATGACGAGTTACTTAAATGGCGTACTACCCATGGCAAAGACATTGTCGTTCAAGATCTTGAAACCATCTGCAAGAACATCGAAGGCGTGTACTACGCCGATGTCACTATCACCGACAGCGATGGCAATGTCATCGATAAGAAAAAATCCATCAGTAAACAAGAGCGCGCAAACATCACACTGACCAGTGTCACTCACACCGTCATCGATGAACTGAGCTCAAACAACTTCCAATAACGGAGAACCTCATGCAAACACAGCAAGCAAACGCGCTTCTTGATACCGCCAAAGCGAACATTGAAAAGGCGCAGCGACTTATCCAGGGGCGAGCAACGCCTCACATCAACACCAAAGCGATGCTAGCGCGCACGAACGCCACACTCTTTGATGGAAAAATGAATGGCACGCAACGCGCTTGCATTCTCGGCTTTGCGTTTGTTTACGCCATGTTCGTCATGCTGGGCATGACGGTGCCACTTCAATACCTGGCTTACGTGCTCGCCACGACTTACCACGAAACAGGTCACACCATGAAACCCATTGAAGAATGGGGTAAAGGCCAAGGTCGACCATACGGCGAACCCGACCCAGAGACAGGCCAAACCTACTACGGCAGAGGCTACGTGCAATTGACTTGGCTCGCGAACTACATCAAAGCCAAGGCGGCGGTGTACAGCCGAAGCTGGCAACAAGGTGTGATTGATTTTGTGAACGCGCCAGAGCTGGCATTGAATCCATTCTATGCGGCGCAAATCGCGATTAGCGGCATGATGGCAGGCTGGTTTACGGGTAAGAAGTTAAGTGATTACCTGCTGGCGGACGGCTCTTTTGATTACATCAATGCTAGGCGCATCATTAACGGTACAGACAAAGCGGAAACCATTGCGGCTTATGCGATTGAATTTGAGAGCGCGTTGTATCTCGGCGTAGGGACGGACATCAAACGAGCAACCATCCAACATGGCAGTAAAGGCGATGATGTTCGAGAGCTGCAGTTGGGACTTGGATTGAATCCAGACGGTAAGTTTGGCAACGCCACTCAAACCGCGCTTATCCATTTTCAGCAACAACACCAACTCAATGATGACGGCATTTGCGGCCCATCAACTTGGACCACCTTTGAAAAAGAGATTTACGGACTATGAAAAACGCACTGATTTTATTCACTCTAGCATTGGCAATGTTAAACCTCACAGGCTGCGCAACCGCTATCACCAGTTACAACGTGAGTTACGGTGATGATTCTTGCCCACTTAAAGTGGACGCCGACACCTCCGTAGGCGTATCGGTTCGCATCAATGACAACGCAACTCAATGCAAACAACCTAAAGACAATGGAGACTAACTATGATCAAAAAAGTCGTGATGGCCATCGTTCTATGCGTGAGCCTAGGCGGCTGCACCAACATCCTAACGTACATTAAAACAGACAACCGCAGTCACAACTCAGGATGCAATGCGGCAGGTGATGGCGGTGATGGTGTGAAACTTGGCGTGCCATGTGAGAGCACCACGAAAAAGTAGCTGGCACAAAAAAGGCGCTTTCTTTAAAGCGCCTTTTAATCTTCTTTAAAACAGTGCGAGCTGCTCATTCTTCTTTTCAACGTCTTCCCCCAGGTCTTCAACAAATACAAACCATGAGTGCAGTTTAAACGCGAAGAAGTTGAGGCTGCGAACGGCATTGTTGCGACTGGAGGTGCAACAAGTCATCGCATCCTTAGTCGTCACAATATTGATCTTTTTCTTCTTGTGCATAGTAATTGCTCCCTTTCCAAAAGTAAGCGGCTAATTCTTTCGGTGTGTACCAATTGCGTGGATAGCCAAGGACGCTTTTAATCATTGCCTCATCAACGGGCGAACCAAAGCGTTCAAACAATTCATGCGCAGGTATGGCTTTGGTTGGCCACATCTGCTCAAGCAGTTGCTCCAAGTCCGCCTGAGAGCGCACTTCAATAACGCGATAACGAGAGGAAAAATGATTAGCCATGACGACCTCCTAACCAACGCTCCAAGCCGAGAATGACTTCACTGATTTTGGTACGAGTCAGCCAGCGCGTTTTCTTTACACCAGCAGTGCGCTCAACGAACGCATCGAGTCGCACGTCATTCAAGCCACTCCAGCCTTTATCCTTTGCTAAAGCAGCAAGCTTTGCCCACTGCGCGTTCGTCGGACGATTGCCTTCACCTTGACCACCTGGTTGCTTGTTGAAGGTCAGATAGCCTTCATCACGCAACCCTTTTACCAAATCCATCAGCTCTTCGTCGGTCATCTCTTTGCAGGACGTTTTACCAACAGTAATGCCAAGATAATTGCGATACTCGTCATCATCACAAAAGCCCATGCGGTCTTTTAATAGCGCCTGCACACCTTTATGGATCATGCCGTAGTACTTGTTTCGATTTATGTCCACCATGCTTCTCTCATCAATTGTCAATTGATAACTCTTATTATTGTAGGGGCGGACAGGTTTGCGATTGCAAATGTTTTGTGCAAAAAAAGCCTCACATTTGGTGAGGCTTAATTTAGTTGGGATGCTATTTATATTCCAGAACCTTCATTCTCGGCTTCTTTTGCAGCGTCAGAGTGGCCGCTCGTATCAAACGTTGCTTTAAAGTCACCTTGCTTGTAGATAACTTTTGCTCTACCGAGAAATTCTTTTTTTACATACTCAATCCCTTTATCAGTGGCAGGGAAATCCATTCTAATCCCCTCCATCATACACTGACCGTAATGCTTAACCATGACGCCATTCACTTCCAATGATGGTACGGGCATTGGCTGAGAGCTAAAACCCTTGCACTCATCATTTATAGCTTGTATCCCAATGTTAACTTGTCCATTCAAATTCTGAAATGTTCTAGCAACTACTAACGAACCGTACTCAATTGAAGGCGATCTCTGATTCTCAAATCCAGATGCATATACCGATGAAGATAATGCAATCATCGATACCAAAATGCAGGTTTTTTTAAACATTAATTTACTCCTTAATCAGTTAACAGATTGGTATTCAATCACTCTCTCTTTATAACCACAATATCAATAATGATTTAATGACCATTACTTAACAAAAAGCCCCGCACTAGGCGAGGCTCATATCGAACAGAGATATTATGTAGCAAACTATTTAGTTACGTTTGTTAAAATTTCACGAACCATTGAGAGCAGCATCGCTAGCTCGTCACCGCGAACATCATGAAGATCTTCTTTGCTTCCCACTAATGACTCAACGACACTTAGTATCATTTCCGCTTGCTCAATAGCTTGTGCTGGTGTTTGAGGTTTTAGCATGACACACCTCCTTTTAGTACATCACGCACCTTAGAATCGGAGCGTCCTGTTAAACGGGCAATATCCGCAATCGCATAACCTTTATCTCTCAAGTAAACAATTCGCTGCTCTTCTTCAAAGTTAACTTTGCGTCCACGCGCAAGCATCTCGTGATAAGCAATTCGCACTTCAAGAAGTTCTATGTATTTATCTTTTTCGATCAACATTTGGTCTAATGGAATATCAGGAAGGAGCGGCTGCTGGTGGGAATCTATGAATGCTTGGTTGACTTGGAGTTGGAACTTAGGGCTAATCCAACCTGCGTAGCTGATGGCGAGAAGTTCATGTGCATATGTACCACCGTTCCTGCCTTCCGTTTGCGTTATTGGCAAACTGTGCAGATCTGCACAGTTTGATGCATCTAGTTCATTGACTAATTCTTGTGTTGATTTAAGACGCAACCATTGCGATGGGCGCTTTGCGTCACCGGAATTGCTTAGTTGGTATAGCTCGTTCAGGCTAACTCGACCTTCATGATCAAGTTGAATTGAGCGATTAGATATGATTATTTGATTTGGCATAACTGCCTCCACGTAGATGATTAATCACCACACTCAGAGGCTAAGCTAAGGGTGGTGAACTGGACAGGATTAGCCTTACCGTTACGTGGAACGGCGCACCGAAGTGCTCCCATCCAGCCCACCATAATTTTTTACAGGTGCGCTAAATTACGCAATAAAAAACCAGCACAAAGCTGGCGTTATCACGCCACGTAAATTCGAGAGGCTAATCCCGACACTGGATTTTGCCAGTGCCGTATTAAGGTATTTTTTTAGTTTTGGTTTGTCAAGCATGTAATTAGACCTCTTCCATCATGTCTTCGTAATCAGCTCGCACACTAGACCCTTGCTGATTCATTACAAATTTAAGCGCTTCGATATACGCTTCGGTTGGAGTCACATCCTCCAAGAATGGACTCAGTCCATTTGCCATTAGCGCTTCAGCCATCTCGACCTCACGCTCTAGGTCAGAGCGTGAGTGGACTGAAACGAACGGGCGTTCAAGTCCTGTCATAGAGCGTGTTCCTTTTTGTATTGGTTGAACTTAACCAGGTGATCGCCACGGCAGCACTTCTTGTACTTCTTACCACTTCTGCAAATACAAGGGCGATTACGGTTCGCTGGCTTTAGTGCTTGCTCGATGATGTGGATGATCTCATCGTCTGTGTACACTTCACCTTGCATGCTCTCAGATTCAATCGCTTTAAGGTTTGCCTCTTTCAATTCATGAGCTTGTGATTCGTTCATGCCATCGCTCCTAATTCAATTGGATTTGATTCAATAAAGACCAGTGCTTGCTTGACGCTATCGAGACGTTGAGCCTTAGCGAACTCGCGAGATTTAATGGCGGCTTGAATGCGGCGCTCGATGCTCTTTATGGATGCGTCAGCAGACCAAGGCCAACATTGAACAGGACAGCGACGCGTACGATGAATCCAATAGCCATTTGGTAACAGCTTGTCACTCACTCGAATAGTACGAATTAACGAGATGAAATGAGCCACATGTTCTTCGACGCTTTTTTCGATTTGCGCCACTGGCACCATTGAGGCTGTTTGCTGTAGTGCTTGCGACTGAAGGTGCGAACGAGTTTCTTGTGCTGTGTCATTGATAGACTCCATCTCTTCTTTAAACATTGAACCGAATCGTGTTAATTGTTTTGCAGTACCTTTTGGTCCATCAACGATGAATCCACCATTAACCAATATCCAGTACGCAGTGTGACCCGTCCAATAACCTGCAAGTTGATCTTTTAAGTTCTTATACAACTGCGCTCGCATCTTATCGATGGGCGCCGTCCGAAGGTCAGAAGTCCAGTTGTTAGAGAACAAATCATGAATCACCTGGTCGATTTGAGACACCGCAACCTTAGGCATTGGCTGAAATTGACCAGGTTGTTTAATCATTCTTAGAATTTCAGCTTCAGTCAGCGACTGAGCTTGCGTCATTAACTTGACTGAGTAGAGTTCATTTGGTTGAGCAGATTCAAAGTGCTCACGAATTACTTTGATTGCACCGTAGTGATTTTGAAGTAGCTCTTCTGTCACGGCATCCAGGCGAATGGCTTTCAGCGAATGTTCAAGAATATTCAGCGTTTCAACAAGCAATTGCCCTTGCGTTCTGAGCTGCGCAGAGACGTTATTCAAAGCCGCGTCTACTTCGGCACGATTAGCCCCAAGACCACAGCAGGGCGCTATAGCTGCACGTAGTTGTTTTATAGACATAGTTCGATACCTTCTAGCTTTTTGAATTGACGCACCACTGATGATGCTTTGTTGAAATAAGGCCAGCGAAATTGGCGCTTGCCGTGCAAATCTGGATAACGCTTTTTCGCTTCACGCTTGCCCCAAATTTTCTCGACACTTGCGATGAATTTCTTGTCGTAGCGAGCTTTAGTTTTCAGCATCCACACATCATCAATAACAGCAGGTTGCTCTTTGAGTTTATTAACGTCACCAGTCTCGCCGAAGTTAAGAGAAATCCACGCACCTTTGATTTGGTCATCGATATAAACAGCGAGCTTGCTTGATGATTCGCTTTGATACTCACGAACTACCGATATTTTGTAGCCCTTATATTTGAACGAAACGCTAGCAAACGGGCTTTGAAGCTGACCTAAAACACCGTCCCAGTCAGTTCTAGTCTTGAGTGGTTGAGTTTGTGGTAGAGGTAAGTTCATTAGTATTCACCTCGCATCGCTTCTTTCACTGCTTCACGACGACCTGCACGCCAAAAACGCTTGGCCATTCGACGTTGATTCGATGGAATACGCGCCATGACATTCTTAATGTCTTTGGTGCTTAGCGGCATATCAAGAGATGCGTAACCATCGCTTTCATACTCATCAGCGAAATAAGACTTGATGTATTGCTTGGTATTACATTGGGGGCATGGAATATCACCACCATGATCGAGATATGAATTATCAGTATCATCAGTGCCGCCACTATCCAAATCCCACAGGTAGCCATTACAGCAACAAGCATCTTCATACCAAGCCCCAAAATGACTCCCTTGATAGTCACAACCGAGGTTATTTTTTTTCGCCATTTTTAATTCCTTAAATCCGGTTTAAATAATGTTTTAACGATGTTTGAAGCGAGCGAAACCAAAGCAGTGAAGCCGTGTGGCTCTGCTCGCTGTATTTAATGTGTTATTTACTGAGAGGGTTTATTTACTCTTTGCGAGTAATTTTTCTGCGCGACGCTTAAAAGTTCGAAGTGTGGCAATTCGCGTCATATTCTTCGTCGGTGGGAGCTTAACTAGCGATAGCGTTGTAAGCTTTACCACTGCTTCTGGAGAGTCGGGAAGCATTCGTTCTAACGTTAATGCCATGTCAGACACGCCCTGCTTAAGCAACTCATCAGTAGCGTTTGACCACGCAAATACTTTGGTCCCGTTAATAATTAATTGAATATTAGTCATGAGTATTCACCTGCTTTGCCTTACGCAACATCAAATCACGCATCGCTGGTGGCGTGCCCTTAATCGTTAACGTGTCAGTTTCCGCATCGTAGAACACGCGCTCGTTCAACAGCTGCGCATCGAACGACATCGAGACGCCACCGCCGTTACCTGCAATTTTCACAAGACGGCGTAGTGAACCACGGTCTCCTCGGAACTCTTCATCCAAGTCATAACCTTGCTCTTTAACGTAATCAGCAAAGTTTTGCTCAAACCCATCACTGATACTTTCTGACAACTCTTTAATTGAGATATCTTCTTTCAGTTTAATTTGACCATCGCAGTATGCATACGCTGTGCGCTCTAGCATCGAGCGATTTTCATCACCAGTGTTTGATTCAGTAAAGTAATCCTCAAGGGCTTGCGCCAACACCGTGCTGTGCACCTTAGCTTCGGTAGCGACATCGATACCAAGAAAGTCGATAAAGAAGTCATTCATGCGACGCTTGTTGCCTATACGCATGAATGAAACGTAACGAGCCTCTTCACCAACATCCGTTTCCATGAAACCATTGATATCGATGCGCGCGGCAATGGTCATGTGAGTTGCGTCAAGATAATCCACATCGGCCAGTTTCAATTCAGAGCTAGCCGTCAGCGAGTGCACTTTAGGCACTAAACCAATCATGAGATAGCGAGCGCCAAGAAGCTCATACTCAGCAAAGACCAATACACCCGAATCGACGAATGGATATCTCGTTAATTCTTCATGAAGCTTTTCAGCCAGCTTTGTTGAGATAGCCAGGAACGACGCATCACCTTTCACCAAATGGTCAACGGCATAACAAGCGACATCAGAGTCAGCGAACTCATCATCAAAGTAACCAAAGCCATTGCTTGATTTGCTAGTGAACGTAGTGTTCATTTGCTGAACCAGCAACTCCGAACTCAAACCGCAAGGCGCTTTGCCACTATTTAAATGCAGTTGCAACTCTTCACCGTCTTCATTGCGTAATTCGTGTAAAACAACATTCTTAACTGTAAATGTCATAGTCATCATCTCTTCGTTAAATTAAAGGGCCGCAAAATCTAGCGGAATGTTTTGGAACTTACCGTGCTCGTCTTTCTCACGGAATCGAACATACTGTTTGGTGGACTCAATACGTTGTGAGTCAGCAATCGCTTCCATTGCTTGATGCCACAATGGGTGGTCGATGTTGTACTGGCGCAAGTCAAGGATGTTCTTCTTGTTGAGCTTGCCCTCCTTGTCCACTTCAAACGCCTTGAACGCTAATAACTTAAATTCGTCCTGAGCACCTTCTGATACGTCATGCATGTATTCATCAATAAGCTGCTTAGCGATTTGAAGTTCTGGACCAAACGTCATCTTGTCTTGCATGGCCACAATTACTTGGCGACGACCATCGTAACTGGTGAATGTCACATTGCCTTTGCGACCACCGCGCTCCACGTTGTACTTCTCACCAAGTAATTCAAGAAAGGCGGCACACTCACCAAACGCGAGCTCTTTGAACGCTCTGAGTTGCGCTTGCTGCTCTTTTGCCTTGGCAATTAACGCATTCACAAAGTCATCTTGCTCAATTTTGTAAGGGTCGATAATGCGCTCAGGAACGGGGTTGCCATCCTTGTTTAAACGCATGCCTTTTGGGGCTTTTGGTTCAGTCATAGAAGACGTCCTCATCGTTAAGTGTTTGGAATTTAATGCCTCTTAGTTAAACTGTGTTCGCCAAAACAATGTTCATTTAACAAAGAGGACTTAATTTATGTCTTTCAACCTAGAGAGCCAGATTATCGATATCACCTGTCCGGAGTGCGGCAGAAACGTCTCGAAAGAACTCGGTCGGTTGCACAGAGATGGTGGCCACAAATGTATCTGCGGTGTCTTCATCAAAGTGAACTTCAAATCGAAGCATTCTGGATACACATTCGGGGGACCCGACGACCCGTTTGAAAAGCTGAAGTAACTTAGGGTTTTGCTGGGCTAGTTTTTCTAGCTCGGCATAGCGTTCATTTACCTCTGCCATTCCTTCTATGTAGTCATACTTCATCATTTTCCCCTTAGTTTATGCGGCTACTGGCTCATGGTTACGTGTTTCACAAAAATCGATACGTGCAGCTACCCAATTCGATTCGGTTGCATTCGGAGCGTAGATAGCTGCTGTTTTCCAATGACAAGCCGCAGCTTGATAATCCCCTTTGCGTTCCGATTTTGCTGCATCAGTTGCATGCGTGCGGTACTTGTTACGACTTGCTGTTGTTGCCATGTGTTTATGTTCCTTTATTGATTTAAATTAATGTGTTGATTGAGCTTGCCAAACGATTAAGCTGCGCCCGATTCGTAGTGCATTCATGAGCGTTCCAATGCCATTCTTAACTTGATAAATATCAAACGGCTTTGCGTCACCAATCTCTGCGCGTACAGCTTCTTTATCGAGTGACAATGGACGCTCACAAACCAAAATTTCAGAGCGGCCCATTTGCTTGCGTTGTTCAACCCAAGAGCCTCCAAGAACCACCACTTGCTCTGCTAAAGACATAATTTGTTACCTCGTACAATTCGTTCATAAGCACCAGTTGGAAGCCCAAATGGAAGGCGTAATATTGCAGTAAATGACTTATCTCGCGCTGTTCGCCAGTCACTCGTTTCGCCAACTGATGCTGCATTGGCAGAGCGACCTCGACGACAAGCATTGCAAATACCATCAACTAAAACGCGTTTTTCGACTTTGCTAACACATCGTCCACAAACCCCAACACAATCAACATCATCCTTGTAATGATACGTATGGGGACGACCTGGCTTACGTTGAATATCAAGTCCACCAATGTCTGATAAATACACCAATACGCATGCCATCTTTTTCGTACTCGCTTTTGAACCGATGGCTTTTTTGATTTCATTGGAATCAAACCAAGCGTCGGGATTTGCTTTCATATAAGCCATCACTTTTTCAACTTCCAACATGCTAACCTCTCAAGTTCTCTGCTAGTTTCAGGTGGGCGCGTTTAACGTGTTCAACATTAAGCGGCTCACCTGATGACAACGCTCTCGATGATGCAAGTTTTAGAATGTTATCGAGACTACGAAGTTGACCTTCTGTTTGCGGCGTGATGCGCTGTGCGTAACGAAGAATCTCAGCATCTGTTACGCCCCAAGCGCGCACAAACATATCAATGTCGTCGGGTACTGGATGCTTAATCATTGCAGGACTAATCACGCGTGACCAAAACGCCTTCATGTTCACTTTTGAGCGTGTCGCCGTCATGCGAGTACGGACCACATCGTTACCAAGCAGCATGCCGCCAGCTTTACCTTCAATCAGAATACGAATACCGTTCAACGTGTCGTCACTGAGGTATTGCGCCTCGTCGATAATCACAAGGCCGTTACGACCCACAAGCTCTTTAGCGACCGCCTTGGTTTGAGTAGCAATCGTGCGGCATCCACGAACGCCTAACTGCTCAGCCAGTTCGCCAATCACATAGGCTGATGTTTTACAAAACGGTGAAGCGGTCACAATCCAAACATTGTTGTGTGTACGTTGGTACTCTTCAGCCGCCTTCGTCTTACCAACGCCAGCACCTTCGTACACCATGCTCCAAGAAGACAGGTTCTGCGCAATCGACATCAGGTTCATAATGCGCTTAGCAGTTGGCAGCTCTAAGAATGCAGGGGAAGCAAGTGTGCTTCTTGTTTCCTGCTGGTGGTCTCGATTGTTAAGCCACATTTCAAGTTTCTTGATATAACTCTGCTCATCACCAGCGCAAGTGCCATGCTTTAACAACGCACTGAGTGAGCCTTCGTTAACCCCTGATTCGCGAGCAATCGCTCGTTGTGTCAGACCGTGCTCAAGTCGAGCCAGCTTGACACGCTCAATTACATCATTCATTCTTTACTCCGTATTCTTTCCAAATTGCTGCTGTATTACTCGGGTCATATCATCGTTGAAGTAATCATCATCAGCATCCCAAGACGCGTCATGACCAACGGCGCGTTTTGTTTTTTCTCCCATATCGAAATCACTAAAGTCATCAAGTGTTCTAGGCATACTTGGCACCATCTTCGTAATGCCAGGTACTGGACCTCCGATATCGGTTTTCTCGTGTTCTTTTGGTGCGTAAGCTTCAACGAGGTCATCAACGGTTTTGGTGATCATGACTGAAGCGAGATTTTCAACGCGCTCCACTTCACTCTCTTCCATCAAGCGCTTATGTCGTGGTGCGCTCAAGTCATTAACTGCCACATCACCATAAAGCGGAATTTTCCCGATAAAACGCCCATCTTCTGAGTAGGCCAGTACGTACTGAGTTAAGTCGTAAGGATTGAATCGCAACATGACCTTTGAACCTACGTACTCAAAAAGAAGCGGCGAACGGTAGCGGTTCGTTTCATGGTTGGAGTAATCGCCAGCGTTGAGGTCAACCAAGCCACCTTCGTGAACCTTTACGGCTTTACGAGTTCTCAGCAAACAAAGCGCTAACTGCTCTTGTGTTGGTTTAGGTATTTCTGATTGCTCGTAACTCTCTTTAAACACTTGCGCGTAACTCAGCTTCCGGCTTTTTGCCATCTCAGTGCGACGACCTTCTTCATGATTCCAACGGTGAATCCATGCGTCGAGATGCTCTAAAAATACGTCGTAATCCACGGCGTTGTTTTCGTTGTAGTTTGCTGGCTTGTCGTCAATATTTGCGCCCGTGTATGCCTCATCAAAAACAGGCTCACGCTCAAACTGACCAAAGCCACCTTTGGAGTGCCAGAGGCGCTCAATAGGGTTCGCACGAGAGTTACCTTTTGAACCTTCGTTATCGTCGTAACGACGGATCCAGTTAACCGTTGAACCCATCGCGGTTAGCGCGCCTTCAATCTCGTAAGCATCGAATTTCTTGTGTACGAGCTTTCCGCTGCCGTCACGCTTAGGTCGAGACATACGCCCAGTCATCGCTTCACTCAGCAAGACACTGCCTCGGTCAAAGATGTACTGCGTAGGGGCGTGATATTTACTCACCATGTTGTACACAGCCAAACCAAGCATTTCTGTGTTTTCGCTAATATCAACGCTGTAACCAACAATCATCGAGCTATACACATCAATGAAGGCCCAAATTACAGGACGGAACACCTTGCCGTTTCGCTTACAGAACACGCGACATTTGTGACCATCTCCAGCGACGACTTGCATAGCATGCAACCCCTTACGAGAGCGACGTTGAGCTGGAATAACGGTTTGCTGGAACTCAGCAAGACCAAAACGCTTGAGTAAAACAAGTTCTTTTGGAATGTCTCGCTTTACACGGTTTTTAAAAGTACCTAGACATGGCAGTTCCCAACCACGAGCTTCTGCGATACGACTCAAGCGACGATAAACTTCCGTGAATGTACCGGACTTCATTTCAGGACGAAGATAGTCCGCTTTGAATAATTCCCATGCCTCATCCGGCATGTCAGCAGTGCGAGTTGCACCACCTCGACCATCGAGCAAAGCAGGAAGCCAATCGCTCTTAGGGATACGATTCGTGCGCAAACCAGGAGAGATATAGAAGTAACGATGAATGCGACCAAAGGAGCAACCAGCTTCATCGGCAACTTTACGCATCGCCTCTCTTTGGTTCATTCCATCGTCCACATAGGTGCGCACACGAACACATAACTCATGAGCTACCGTCGCTCTTTCTTTTTGCTTGTCAGTAGCTAGGTCGAACTCATACCAAAGCTCTGCGCTAGACATTTCACGAGTTTCGGCAGATTGAGACTTGTCCGCTTCTTCTTTGGCAATTTGCTGCATCAAAGCCATGCGAGTTTCTGCTGGCAAACAGTCGATGTGGTATTCAAAAGCCTTTGTACCTTGACGCTTACGCTTTTGATCATCCTTTGCTAGTTTGTTCAAACTAAGGCGAACGTTTTGTTCTGTTCCTGGCATGCCAGGAATTCCGACCAAATCCTTAACCAGATACCACATATCAAATACCCTCTAACAACTGCTGAACAACTCTTTTACGTTCTCGTCTAGCAACTCTAGAAGGCCATATGTCGCAAACATCAATCCCCAAGGTTTCGGCTATGATTTTTTCACCCCTATCGTAAGGTCCATTCAGGGCGTTATTTAACGTTGTTGGCTTCAATCCATGAAATCGAGACAGAGCACGCAAAGACCATCCTTTCTTATGCAAAGCAGCAACAATATCTTCGCGCGGCAT